TCGGGTAGGTTTTTGTATGCTGATATGACATTTAAAACGTGTGATATGAGTGTATAAAAACTTTAACTAATTTTGACATTGGAGGTGATTTTATTGCTTACTTCAAAACAAACCAAAGCTATAGCTTTAATGGTTGAAAACAATTTAAATCAGAATGAAATAGCTAGAGAGTTAAAAGTAGCTAGACAAACCGTAGCAAATTGGAGAAAAAATGCAGAGTTCCAAGAAGAATTGCTTAATGCTGAACGTAATCTACTAAAAGGACTGACTGGTAAGGCGATTAAGACAATGGAAGATTTATTAACTGCCAAAAGTGAGTTAGTTAGATACAACGCAGCAAGTGACATCTTAGACAGAACAGGACATAAACCTACTGATAAAGTTGAGGCAGAAGTAATCACTCCAACTTTCATAAATGATGTGCCAGCCAATGACTGATAAAAAATTAAGTATTACAAAAACAATTGGTAGCGGGTACAACGAGTTCTGGCACAACAAAAACTTTTATCGAGTAGTGAAAGGTAGTCGTGGGAGTAAGAAGTCTAAGACAACTGCAATTAATTTCATTTACAGAATAATGCAATATAGCTGGGCAAATTTGCTAGTTATTAGACGTTATAGCAATACAAATAAGCAATCAACATATACCGATTTAAAGTGGGCTACGAACCAATTAGGCGTGGCTCACTTATTTCGTTTCAATGAAAGTCTACCAGAGATAACCTATAAACCTACTGGACAAAAAATTCTTTTTAGAGGTTTAGATGATCCGTTAAAGATTACATCAATCACAGTGGATACAGGAATACTTTGTTGGGCTTGGTTTGAAGAAGCCTATCAGATAGAAACCTTTGATAAGTTCAGTACAGTAGTTGAATCTATACGTGGTTCTGTCGATGACCCAGAATTCTTTAAGCAAATCACTATAACGTTCAACCCATGGAGTGAACGTCATTGGCTTAAACCTACATTCTTTGATGAAGATACTAAGCTAAACAATACATTTTCATACACAACGACATTTAGAGTTAATGAATGGCTAGATGACGTTGATATTGGACGTTATGAAGATTTATATCGTACCAACCCTAGACGTGCAAGAATTGTATGTGATGGTGATTGGGGAGTAGCAGAGGGATTGGTGTTTGAAAACTTTGAAGTCAAAGAGTTTGATTGGGTTAAAAAGTTAAAAGACAAACAAGTTGTAGCACATGGCAGTGACTTTGGTTTTACTCAAGACCCAACAACACTTGTTAGTACTATTGTAGATACACAGAACAAAGAATTGTGGATATACGACGAATATTACCAAAGAGGTATGCTTACTGACGAGATATATCAAATGTATATAGATAAAGGATTGAAAAATGCCGAGATAATAGCTGATAGTGCAGAGAAACGTTTGATTACCGAAATTAAGCGCAAGGGTATTTCAAACATTAAACCATCTGTAAAAGGTCAAGGATCTATTATGCAAGGTGTTCAATTTATACAAGGATTCAAAATATACGTACATCCATCTTGTGAACATACGATAGAAGAATTAAACACTTATACATTTGATCAAGACAAAGACGGTAACTGGTTAAACAAGCCTATAGATGAAAATAACCACATACTCGATGCTTTGCGTTATAGTTTAGAGAAATTCCACTTCCCTAGAAATAACAAAACAAACGTCAATATTAAGAAAAACATTAGCCGTGCTAAAGCTATGGGCTTATAAGGAGGTAACACATGGCACACGTTAACAACTTTGAAAGAGATCTTGAGCGTCGTCAAATGCGTGATGAGATATATAGACGTGACGCAGTTGAAACGTACAAATACGATGGCACAGTACAAGACTTGTTAGATAACCCTAACGATATCAGTGACTTCATTCGTCATCATTTAGAGGCGCAAGTTCCAAGATTACAAATGTTAGATGATTATTATCAGGGTTTGAACTTTAACATCATGCGAAACAAAAGGCGTAGAGAAAAGCACTTAGCAGATAATAGAGCTGCTCATGACTTTGCTTCTTACATTACAGACTTTATTAATGGTTATTGCTTTGGTCATGCCATACAAGTACAATCCGAAGGCGGTATGACACAAGATAAAATAGATCAGTTGCATGCAATAAACGACATTGATAGTCACAATCGTTCACTGGGGTTAGATTTATCTATATTTGGTCGTGCTTATGAATACATCATACGTAATCAACAAGATGAAGTTAGAATTTATAAATCAGATCCGCGTAATACATTCGTTATATACGATACTACCATTGAGAAAAATAGTATTATGGCTGTTAGATATTGGAAAGTATCGACAGAAGATAGTGTCGAGATGACTGAGGCAGAAAGCAATATCTACTATGTCGATGTCATTACTGATAATGCAACATACTTCTATGAAGCAAACAGTGTTACTAACTTAGAGTTATCAGAGCGTAAACCTCCTGAAGCACATTCGTTTGGCAAAGTAACTATTACAGAGTTTAGCAATAATGAAAAGCGACGCGGAGACTTTGAAAAGGTCATACCACTTATTGACTTATATGATGAGGCACAATCAGATACAGCTAACTACATGAGTGACTTAAATGACGCAATGCTACTTATCAAAGGCAACGTTGACCTGAATGAAGAAGTAGCGACACTGCAAAAAGAAGCTAATGTATTCCATCTAACACCTCCTGAATATACAACGGTAGATGATAAAGTAACAGAAGGTAATGTAGACGCTCAATATATTTACAAGCAATATGATGTAAGCGGGGTAGAATCATATAAAACAAGAATTGCTAAAGATATTCATACACTTACTAACACACCAGACATGACTGACGAAAACTTTGGAGGTCAACAATCTGGAGAAGCCATGAAATATAAGCTATTTGGTTTAGAACAACGTACAGCGATTAAAGAAGGTCTATTTCGAAAAGGCTTAGTTAGACGTTACAAGTTAGTTGGAGAAATTATGAGTATCAATAGAGAAATAGATAAGGACAACCTTAGAGACTTGATATTCACGTTCACAAGAAACTTGCCTAAGTCACTGACAGAAGAAATGCAAATGTACATCAATTCTGGTGGAGAAATCAGTCAGAAAACATTAATGTCTCTTGTTTCTTTCATAGACAATCCTAAAGATGAAGTTGAACGTATCAGAAAAGAACAAGAAGAAAAGATAAAACATTCTGATGAGTTGATGTTCAATGATCTAACTGATAACCAACCATCGGAAGAAGATGACGAAACACCTTACAATAAGGGGTGATAATACATGACTTATTGGGACGATAGAGCGAAAGAAATCATCAAAGATGAAACACTAAGTGATAAAGAAATGTCGCTCGAAATAGAACGTATTATTAACAACATGATTAATGATATTGAGAATGAGATATCTAAGTTCTACGCTCGATATGCAGACAGCGAAGGCATTAGTATTTCAGAAGCTAAAAAGAAAATTGATAACTTCGATGTTCAATCTTTCGCTAATAAAGCTAGAAAATATGTACAAGATAACGACTTTAGTGAAAGAGCAAACAGAGAACTAAAAAGATATAATACTGCGATGTACGTAAACAGAGAAAAGCTACTAAAAGCGCAGCTAGGATTAATCGTAACGTATTCATATGCACAGATAGAGCAATCAATGTACAACTATATGGAAAGTGCTTATTATCGCTCGTTAAAACAACAGGCAGGCATATTAGGTGAAACGTTACATGTATCATTAAACGATGTTAAAACGATCGTTACTGCACCTTTTCAAAACTCTAATTGGTCTCGTAGACTATGGCGTGATATGAAAGTTGTTCGTGCTCATGTTGAAAAGGCTACAAGCCAAGTATTGTTAAGAGGACGACACCCTTATGAGTTTGTGAAAGAGTTCAGAAAAGAAACAGGTAATAGTACTTACGAAATAAGACGTTTACTCATAACAGAAACTGCTAGAGTGCAAACGTTAGCTGCAAAGCGTCATATGTTAGAACAACATGGTCCAGATGCAGAATATGAATATCACGCTAAGATTGATGGTAAGACAACGAAAACCTGTAGGCACTTAAACAATAAAGTATTTAAAGTCAAAGATATGAAGCCAGGTGTGAACGCTCCGCCTATGCATCCTTTTTGTCGGAGTGCTGTAGCGCCACACATCAATCCTAATTGGAGAGATGAATTCTTTGAAGAACGCAAAGGAAGATATTCACTATAAGGAGGTGTTGTAATTGGCAGAAACAAACGATATAACAAATACGCCACCAGTTACCAATGAAGGTACTGCAAAAGAAATCGTAGATAATTCTATAGGCGACTATGAAGATGCTGATTGGGAAGAAGAGGAAATCATCGATACAGATTTTAGCGATGAAGAAGATTCAGAATATGAAGATGACTTTATGGATCCAGACGACGAAGAATTTGAAGAAGATGAAAACTGGGAAGAAGAGTACGACTTTTCTGATGACTTTGATCAAGAGGATTTAGATTTCTTAGAGGGGCTAGGCGGTCCTGAAGATGCATTAGAAGAAGAGTACGAAGAAGATTACGAAACAGAGGAAGGCCTATATGACGTCACTGAACTTGATGGTGATACAATCGATGAGTATGACAAGTATGACGAAAGTTACTTACAAGACAGGCTAGATGATGTTTACGATGAATATAATCAAATCTTCAACAAAGAACCTTCTGACATCATTAAAGATAGTATGACGACACAAGAAAAAATAGACAAAATTGTTGATGCAATTCAAGAGGGTGGTAGCGGTGTTTAACGAACGCATTGCTATAGCCCTTGAAGGCATTCAAAAAGAACTCAAGCGTCTGAATGACACAAACCCTAGTAATCGAGCAAAAGCGAAACAGAAAGAACCTGAGAAGAAAGAGTTTAAACCTAAAAACTTCATCTGAGGTGGTACTTATGTCAAAACGTGAAGCAGTTGGTCCTGGCGTTACCGCGCCAATATCTCGTCAGTAGGATACGTTAACCTACTCGACCTCAGTAAGTCGTTAAACTGCTCATTATTAAAAAATACTGAGCGGGCTTAAATCAAATGCGAATATCAAATATATCTAGCACACTAATTGGGCTTAATTGACTAATTGGGGTGCTATTTTTATGCGATTAAACATTGAATTTAAGACTGAACGGGAGGATAAACAAATGAAATTAAATGACAAACTAAATCTAAATTTACAATTCTTCGCTGACAATGACGAAGGTGAACCTGGACAAAGTAATGATAAGAAGCCAGAAAACAATAGCGATCAAGAGCAAGAAACATATACAAGGAGCGAAGTAGATTCTCAAATCAGTAAAGCTGTCGAGACTGCTCTTTCTAAACGTGATCGTAAGCACCAGCAAGAACTAGACAAAGCTCGTGAAGAAGCTAAAAAAGAGGCTGAAAGCTACGCTAAGTTAACTGAAAAAGAGAAGAAAGACAAAGAAATTGAGAAACGCGAACAAGCCTTAGCTGAAAAGGAAAAAGAATTTAAATTGCGTGAACTCAAAGCTGATGTAGAGAGTGACTTAAAAGAAAAGGGGCTACCTACTTCGTTTGCAGAGTCTTTAATTCATTTGGAAGATAATGAACAAATTAATGATGTCGTTAATTCGATTAAAGAAGATTTCGACAAAGCTGTACAAGAGCAAGTTAAAGAAGCTACACGTCAATCAACACCTTACGGACAAGGTAGTGACGTATCTTCTAAAAAAGAAACATCTAAAAGTTTTGCAGAAATAGCAAGACAAAATAGAATAATTCAATAAATTGGAGGCATTTTAAATGGTAAAAGTAAACCCACAAACATTCAATCCAGATAATGTAATGATGCATGAGCACAAAGAAGGGGAATTGTTAAACGATTTCAACGAGCCTATTCTTTTAGATGTATTGCAAAACTCTAAAATCATGCAATTAGGTAAATACCAAGATATGGGCGGAAAGTCAGAGAAAAAGTTCACTTACTGGGCAGATAAACCAGGCGCTTACTGGGTAGGAGAAGGTCAAAAAATCCAAACTTCTAAACCTAGCTTACTTGAGGCGTCTATGCGTTCTCATAAATTAGGTGTTATCATCGTTGCTTCTCGTGAATACTTAAACTACACTTACTCTCGTTTCTTCGAAGCAATGAAACCTCAAATCGCTGAACAGTTCTATAAAAAGTTTGACGAAGCAGGTTTATTAAATGTAGATAACCCATTCAAACAATCAGTAGAACAATCAGCTACTGCAGCTAACAATGTAGTAAAAGGTGATATCACTTTAAAAAATATCTTAGCTTTAGAGGACACTTTATTAGAAGATGATGTTGAAGCTAACGCTTTCTTATCTAAAACACAAAATCGCACTGCGTTACGTGGAGTTCGTGATGAAGATACTAAAGAAAGCTATTATGACCGTGCTAACAACACACTAGACGGACTTCCAGTTGTTGACCTTAAATCAGACCAATTTAAAAAAGGTGACTTATACGCTGGAGACTTCAACAAAGTGTTTTATGGCATTCCTTACAACATGTCTTACAAAATTTCAGAAGATGGTCAATTATCAACAGTACAAAATGCTGACGGTTCACCAGTAAACTTATTCGAACAAGAATTAATCGCTTTACGTGTAACTATGGACGTTGCGTTCCATATTGCAGACGACAAAGCGTTTGCTAAATTAACAGCTGGTTCTGGTTCAACTGGTGGAAATACTGAAACCGTATAATTAATCGAGGAGGTCTAACTTATGGCTTATTCTTATAAAGTTGTACGCGACTTCATTAATAAAGAAGATCAGAAAGAATATAAAGTAGGAAACGAGTTCCCTACTGATATTACTTCTAAGCGTATTGATGAATTATTTCATAAGCAAAACGTATATAACAAGCAATACATCGCTTTAGATGTAGATGCTAAAGCAACAAAAGCTGAATTGTTGGAGATAGCTGAAAAACATAATGTAGATGTATCAAAAGACGATACGAAAGCGGTAATTCTTAAAAAGTTGGAGGGATAACATGGCAGTATTAGAAAATGTCAAAAAGTTACTCTCTATCAATGATGATAAGCAAGATGAACTACTCGAAATAATCATAAACAATACAGAAAAGCGTTTGATTAGTTTGCTTCCTGTCGATATAGAAGAAGTTCCGGAACGATTGGAATACATTATCGAAGAAGTATCAGTCAAACGCTTTAATCGTGTTGGCGCTGAAGGTATGACACAAGAAAGTGTTGATGGTCGTTCCAATACATTCCAAAACAATGATTTTGACGAATATTTGGATGTCATTAACGCTTTGTTTCCTAAAAATACAAGTAAACGTGGCAGAGGTGTATTTTATTGAGATACAATAAGCGCGTTTCATTTTCTAAGGAAACAAAAGGCAGTTACAACCCTAAAACAAGTAAGTACGATGTTAAGGAGAAAGTTTTTGATATAGTCCCTTGTAACATTTCTCCTTTGTCCCCACAACGTACAAGTTTAGAATATGGAGATGTAACAAAGCAAATCAATGTCATTCGTTTAAATGGTCATTTTGAGCCACAAGTTACACATGCTTATATCAAAGGTGTAAAACACATTATTACTAAACGTATCGATTATGAACATGACACTGTATTCTACGTTGAGGAGGTTAGTTGATGGCTAATGATATTGACGCTCTAATCAGCAGACTAGAGTACATGCACGACAACATCGATGACGATGTAGAGGAAGTCCTAAAAAATAACGCTGGAGAATTCGCTAGAGATACTGTTGTAAGTGCTAAGTCAGTTATGAACAAAGGTTACTGGACAGGAAACTTAGCGCGTATGATTAGAGATACTAAAGAAGGCAACATGAAGTACGCTGTGACCTCTAACGCTGGGTATAGTGGATTTTTAGAATACGGTACACGCTACATGGCTCCTGAAACGTTTATGTTCCCTGTTTATGAAAGATATACAAGGAAAGTCAGAGAGGACCTCGAGAGATTAATAAACGGTAAAACGGGGGGCATGTAATGAAACAATCAGCTAAACTTCAACTATTCAACTACTTATATGAAAAATTTAGTGAAATTGGTGTCCCTGTAATTGAAACTAAAGAACTTAACCAAGAGCTTAAATATCCTTTTATTGCTATTCAAACTACTACAGATAGCATGAACGTGTTAACTTTTGACAGTTTCGGTGGTAATCCTACCGCTACCGTTCATTTGTGGGGGTTAGATGATGATAAAGGGATAAACGATAACTTGCTTATGCAAGTTCAAAATATCATGTTAGACGATATTCAACTCGATGGTTTTAGTTTGTTTAATCCACAGTTAGATATCAACGAATCTATCGAAATAGAAAGTAATCAAGCATTATCACATATAACAATAAATATCGAATACACAAGTCATTAATTGGCTTGTTTTTTTATACAATTTTTTAGGAGGGCAAAACCTATGGCAATTAAACAAGGTACTGATGAGTTAGTCTTAATCCGTAAGGCTGGCGATAAAAAAGATGCAAATAAAGTAATGTGGGTAACAGAATTAGAACGCGAAACTGAAAAAGATAGAGATACAGAAGCTACTGTTGATGGTCCTGTTAACTCTGGAGGTACTTTAGAGTCAACTGTAACTATCACTTGCTATATGAATCAAGATGATACGTTATGTGATGAAATAGAGGACGCTACAGAAGAAGATGTACCATATGAATTATGGGTAATTAACAAAATAGTGAAAAATTCGGAAGGTAAATACAAAGCTGAATATCGTCAAGGTTATTGGAATAGTATTGACCGTACAAATGACGCTGATGATATCGCAGAATTCGAAACAGAATTTGGTGTATATCTCAAAAAGAAACGTGGATGGGCTACTTTACCAGAACAAATCGAGAAAAACAAAGCAGCTTATGGCTTCCACGATACTATTGCTGCAGATCCTGCGAACGATGGTCTTGCTTCAGAAGATATCCCACAACCTAACCAACCTAGCACAGTAGAAAGTGTATAACAATGAGGGCCTCAAAGCCCTCTTTTCTTTTTGACTAATAAAATAAAGTGAGGTAATTAAAAATATGGAAATCAAATTTAACGGTAAAACAATCGAATTATCATTTGGATTAAAGTTCTTAAACATCATTGATAAAGAAATGGGCATGGAAGCTGAACAAGTTAACTTTGGTAAAGGTACAGAAATGTTAGTACCTGCATTAGAAAGCCACAGTGTAGTAGATGTTGCAAAAGTGATTAAAGCTGCAACAGCACAAGAAAAAGGCGCTCCTAAAACAGAAAAGGACTTAGAAGAAGTTGTTGAGAATGTTATTGAAAATACTGGTCTTGAAGAATTCTGTAATGAAGTTATCGAGGAACTGGGAAAGCGTGTTTTAACCCAAAACCTCGTTCCGAAAAAATACAAAAAGAACAGCAAGAAGTAGACGAAGAAATATTAACGTTTGATCGTATAGTCATCTTGTGCATGAGCAAACTAAAAATTTACGACCTAGATGTTATTGAGCAAATGACACTTAGAGAATTTAACTATCGTATGTATGCACTAGAGTATGAACAACTAGATAAAGATATGGATATGTATAAACTCGCTTTTGCTATTAGAGACGCGGCTGCAGAGAAAAAGAAACGTGGCGGTAAAAAAGGCGAAACAGAATATCGCTTCAAAAGTGCCGATGATATTATGCATTATCAAGAAAACATTCAACGATTGAACAAAGGCGAACCTGTGAAGTTCGCTTCTGAAAGCAAATTTGAGGAGAATATGCCTCCTAAAGATTTACTTCAACAAATTGCAGAACTTAATAAATAAGGAGGTGGGGAACACGTGGCAGAAGCTAACTATAGTATTAAAGCGACGATTGAAGCTAACGCAAAAAAGTTCAAAAGTGCTATACAAGCAGCTAAAAACACAGCAGAGCGTTTTAAAGGCACTATGGATAAAATCAAAGATAATGAAATTGATGCAGATGCATCAGGTGTAACTAGCGCAGTAAACAAAGCTAAAAAAGAATTAGAGTCATTTAATAACACTCGTGCAGAAGCTGACCTTGATATAGATATTGACGAAGTTAAAAGCAAAGTACAAATAGCTGAAGAATATGTACGCAAATTCGATGTTTACAGAGGCGACGCAGAGTTAGACGCTAATGTAGCGAGTGCGAAAGCTAATATTGAAGAAGCACAAGCATATTTAGAACGTTTCGACGGATCAAATGCTAATGCGCATGCTGATGTTGACGCAAGAAGAGCTATATCAACGTTATCTAAGCTACAGATTGATTTAGATATGTTTGACGGAAATTCTTATAGTGCTCATTTAGATGCAGACGCTACAAAAGCTCGTGCAGCTATAGCAGAAGCTAAGAAGTCGCTCAATAGTTTTGCTAGGCAAAAAGCGAAAGCTACTGTAGAAGTTAACGAAGGCGCTGCAGTTTCTAAAATTTTGGCGATAAAAGCGA